CCCTGTCCCTGTTTAGTTTCTCCATGACCGCTTCACTGACGTACTTTGACATCGGCATGATCTCGCCGGTCTGAAGCTCCCGTTTCAACAAATATCGCCGGGTCAATTCCCTGACTTCCCGCAAAAGATTTACTGTGACAAACTCAGTCCTGCCTGAACTGGGTCGGCCCCTTGTCTCTCCCGGCTTGCGAGTAGATGGATGTTTTCTCTTGTTCATAATTGGTTGTGTGTTAGGGTTAAAAATCTAACCTTTCGGTTAGGATTGGAAACCCTGCTCGGTTCAGCTTGCGGCATAATCGGGCAGGGGATTTGAGTCGGGTTACATCCTTTTCTTCTTTTTCTTAGCTCTGGCGAGTTCACATTCAGAGCAAATTTTAACTGAAATAATACGCTTAAAGTTTGGGTTTTTTTCCCGCATTTTTTTTGTGACTTTTAAAGTCCTACTAAATTTATAAGGAGCCAATTCATCGCAAAGCATGCATCTAAATTCCTTCTTATCGGGCATAATTATTCTCCATGAGCTTGAGTTCCTTAATCTTTGCGCTTAACTGCTTTTTCAGCCGATTAGCGTAACTTGCCATTTGCCGTAATTCCTTCTTGAGTCTTGCGTTCTGGCGTTCAAGGTCGATTCGGGTCGCCTTGCTTGTGATTGGTTTTGCGAAATCTGTCAGCATAATAAAACCTTTCTTTTTAGGATAAGAAAAACCGAAACCTTGCGGGATTCCGGGGCAATGCGAAAAGCATTACCGGGTCATTTCCGGGGCATTCCGGGCCACCAGAAAAAACACGTTAAAGCCTTTTAAAAACTTAAAAAAATGAGGAAAAAACCTTGCACACAACTGGCTGAGAGCAAGAAAAAGGATGCCTGAAATGATTGATCCGAAAAATAAAACCGCAAAAAACAGAATTAAATCTTCCATGATTTCCTTGCCTGCAATTGGTTGTGAGTAATGAAAAAGCATAAAAAAATAGGGGCATTTCTGCCCCATGATTGATTAAAAATTTAATGAGTCTTGCTTGAGTTCTATTTCATATCCCAAATTCCGCTTGATTTGCTTAAGCTTATGATCCGGCAAAGTGATTGAACCGATTAAGTCAGCAAATGCCTTTGCCTTTGCACAAACTGGATAAAAAAGCTCATTTCCGTATTTTGTCTTTTTCTCAATAATGATTTTCATAATTTCCTTTTCTTAGTTAGTGCCGGGATTGCTCCCGGCTTGATTTAGTTAACGCCAATCTAATTCAATGAAAGTATCATCAAGTGAATCCCGGAATTGCCATTGATCCTCTGTAGAATATTCAAACCATCCGCAAGGATAACCATCCCTGCCAAACCCTTGCGTTGAAACCCAGCAAACCGGGTAGCTTATCGGAATTGATGCATTAGGCGGCAAAGCTTCCATATCTGATAAATAGATCAAAGCGGAGGGTTCTAAATCTAAGTGATTGACTCTCTCAAAAACCGGGTCAAAGTCAGTGCCGCCCCGGCCTGCCATGGTTCGAGTGATTTGATCACCCGGCTCATAATCTTGCACTGATTGGATTTCCGCATCGCAAACCATGACCTTAACTTTTGCGTTGAAATCTTGCAGAATAGAATCAATTTCAGTGATGAAAGAATTTAGCTCTTGATCCGAAACAGAACCGCTTGAATCAATGCCAATCACTAAGCTTTTCAAATCTTGATTATCTGAAAGTATGGATGGTAGGATAAGCGGATAAAGCCGCTTGTTTGGGCGTTGCCAAGTAAAATCGGTTTTAGCTATATCATCAAAGAATTTCCTTAATTCTTCTCTCCAATTTACCCGGTTTTCTAAAATCTCATCAAGAACAACTTGCCCGGCCCCGGAACCCTTGCCCATGGCTTTTTCCTGATTGTTTGCTTGAGATACTGCAACTTGCCACTCATCTTTTTCTTTTTCAAATTCGGCTTGATTGCCGCCTTTTCCATCTTCTGATTCTGGCTTGCTAAAATGCCCGGTTGAACCATCGCCTTCTCCATTTCCTTCTCCTTCTCCATTTCCTTCTCCTTCTCCTTCTGGTTCTTCCCGGTTCCCTAATTGGTTATAAATATCTTCCGCACTCATTTCCTTATGATTAAAACCAGGATTAATTAATGCTCCCGGCGGCAAAGTGAAACCATCACTTATCAGTAAATCATTGATTGCATAATCGCAGGCTTCGTTCCATTGCCTATGCTCCCGGTTTTCTTGCCGCCAAGGATGCAACATTGCACAATGAAGAATCTCATGGGCAAGCAATCCAGTTAATTCTGGAATTGTAAGCGGCTCGCAAAAGTCAGAATTCAGGCGGATTGTTTTTCCATCAACGCAAGCGGTCTCGATTGAATTGTCAATCTTGACTTCTAATTTACTAAGCAAAAGAGAACCGAAAAAAACATGATCAATGATCAAATTCTTTTTTGCTTTTTCTAGGTTGTTATTAAGTTGACTCATATTAATTTTCCTTTTCTGTTAAGTTATAGGAGCAAGAAAATTCTTACTCCTAATTGGTTGAGATTAAGCGGCTACTTCTCCCATGAATCCGGCGGCTTGCTCTGCCACTTTTCTTGCCGCTTTTTTCTTACCCTCTTTTTCGGTTGGTTTCATTTCCTTGATTTTCTCACTTGATAAACTGCCAAGCTCTTTTTCAGCTTCACTTGCTAAATCTTTAAGCTCTTTTGAGTCAGTCAAATTGATTTCAGGAATAACAGAGAGAACCGATTTGAGATTATCGATTAAAGAATCATGGAACCTGACTTTTTTCCCGGCGGCTTGAGCCGCTTTTTCTCTCTCAAAATAATCAGATATTTGCTTGACTTCTTTATGCAATTTCCCGAATGCGGACTTCATCGCATCGTTTGCAAGTTGATTGTTTCGAGCTTCTAAAGAGGCTTGCATTTCCTTGATTTCTTCTTCAGCAATTTGAACCCGAAAATCTTTACCAGTGGGAACCGGGACCGCATCGCAAGAGAAACCATATTTGCTTGCAATATCATCCGGGAAATCTTTTTGATCATACAAACTGCCAAGATGAGATTTAGCTTCAGTTATTGCGCTTGAATGAACCGATATATAGTCCTTGACGCATTGCTGAAAATTGCCCTCTAAGGTTCTCATTTGAGAATCAAATTTTTGCTTGTTTCGAGTTAAGAGAATTCTTTGCCCATCATTTGACCATGGTAAAGTTTGCTCTAAGAAATAATCCCGGGCCGCTTGCGCCGCCTTATTGATTAAATCAAGTTTATCCGCATAACTATTATTTTCCTTGCCGCCAAGCAAATGCTTGGAAGCTGAAACTGCTCCGGGCTTGCATCCAGTATTGTTTTGGATGTCGATTTGCGCTTGAACCGCTTTTTTAGTTGGGGACCATTTCTTGATTTGAAGTGAAACCAAGATTGCTTTATTTTCGATATTTAACATATTTACCTTTTCTTTTAATGATTAATAAATTGATTGATTAAATTAAACCGCTTACATAAAACGGAAGCAAAAAACTGCATTTGAATGCAAAATAACATATCCATAATTTAATTTGAAAATTCATACTTCCTTTATGATTAAATTTGATTTTTACTTGCCCACTTAGCAAACAAGCTATTATCTGAAAAATCTTTGCCATGAATCTTTAATGAATCACTAACAAGCATTGCTTCAAATTCCTTTGGAAGTCTCATCGCATAAGTTAAGACCTTTTCTGCATTCTCTTGATTTGCTCGCAATGCTAATGAACCGCATACGGCGTATTTAATTTGTGCTTTTTCTGGAATAGGTCCGCTTTGCGGATTCATCAAGATTTCAGCTATGTCAGGCATTTCCCTATATGTTCTTAAAAAGCCAACATATTCCGTAGCCGCCGCTTGCCCTACTATGCCCGAATACAATTCAAATTCTATCTCACTTGGAACCATTGCTTTTTTAACATTGCTTAACTTCTCCCATGATCTAGGGCAAGGAAATGCATTTTCTTTAGATCTTGGATCAAACTCATGAAGTTGACCGGGCCGGAATCGAATGAATTGAATAACAGTCTCATCAACATCGGCTTCCCATGCCCAATCTACCCAATCAGCAAGATCAACCTCATAGTTAACATTTAAAAATCTTGATCTTAAAGAAGTGATCAAAGCACTTGATCCGGCTTTATCGGTGGCAAGATTTCCGGCGGCAATCATTCTGACTTCACTGGGCAATTTATATGAACCACATTGCCTATCAAGAACCATTTGAAGAAGTGCGGTTTGTACTGATTGCGGGGCATTGGTTAACTCATCAAAGAAAAGCAAACTAGCTTTGTTTTCTTGCGGCCAAAATTCTGGAATCATCCAATTAACCAAACCACTTTCTTTATCTGGTACAGGCAATCCTCTAACATCAACGGGATCAAGCAAGCTTGCTCTAACATCAAAGATTTCCATTTCTAATTCTTTTGCCACTTTTCTTACAGTGTCGCTTTTCCCTAATCCCGGCGAACCATAAATCATTAATGGTTCATTTGCGGCAATGGCTGTTTTAATCGATTGCTCTATTTGAGTACGTTTCATATCTAATTCCTTTTCTATAGGATTGGATTTAAAAGGCCCTTGCGGAGCCTGCTATACTGCTTCATTGCAGTGATAGACTCAAAAAATGTAAAAATAAAAAAAGCATAGGCCTTGTAATATGATTAAGCAAGTGGAAAAATAAGTATTTTATACGAATGATTGAATTAATTACGTAAGGTATTGATATCATTCATGATATTTGTTGCTCACAATTGGATGTAAGCAAGGAAAAAAAAGTGATGAGAAGTGAAAAGAGGTATTCAAAGAATATTCAAAAGAAAAATTCAGGAGTGAAACAAGGCGGGATTTAAAATGTTTTTTGATGATGATGTTGAGAGTGATTATTAAATGATGTTTTGGTGCATTGTTTTGGTGCTAAGTAAATGAATGAAATGATTAATGCAGTGCTTTCAACTAATTGCGAGCAAATGCCACCTGATAAGGAATTAGTTTGCCTCGATTCGGCCCATAAAAAAATGGATTAGTCCTCTCTTAAGATCAACCCCCAAGGGGGGTCTTTTGGCGGGGTCACGTTTAATATACCCCCTCGCATTTTTCCGTCAACCTATCCAACTTCGTGGCTTCTTTTGCGGCACACTACGATTGATGGACAGGCCCTTCATAAAGCGGTCAAGGTCTTCTTTTAGGAGTTTCTCGTTTCTGCGCTCTATGGCCTGTTCTGCGGTCAAGGCAAGGTGTTCAGACCAGTAGGCAGTAGCAATGGCGAGAGCATCAACCCGGTCATCATGGGGGATAGCCCCCTTTTGATTGGTGAGCCGGGTTAGCTGATAGGCGAGTTGATAGTGGAGGGCAGTTTCAGGAGGGAGGTTTTGAGTGGATTGAAAGTCTTTATGCAGAGCTTTCTTGTTTACTACCAGCTTATGCTGGTTCAACACGGGTTCTAGGGTGTCGATGATGCGTTTTTCTTTATTGGTGTAGTGTTTAACTTCTTCGATGGTGATGGGATGGACGGCATTGAGGTAGGGCTTGAACAGTTCACTAAACATTCCGTCACCCCAGTTTGCTTCAACAAGGCAGTAGTTACATGAATATTGGTGTGCAACGTCTGCAAGGGCTTTTAAGGTCTTTTCGGAGTAGCCCGATTCGATGTAACCCCCGAAATCTAGGAGAAAGACGTAGCCGTTCAGGAATTTAGTAACATTGTAGGCAGTTTCGTCTTTTCCTCTACCGGCTGGATCGACAGTGAGCAGTGCGCCGTTATATTCAGTCCAATCTGATGACACCTCAAAGGGTTCATAGTAAAAATCCCCTCTTAGTCCAACACAGGGAAGGTCTGAGATGATATTTGCCGGTGTAGGCGACCAGACCAGCTTGGAAGGGCCGGTTTCTGCGTTCAGATTCATGACTAGGAGATCCTGAAGCTTGAGAGGGTATCGATCTGCGTCAGAAAGTGAGGTATCCAGCATAAATTGCAGGGAATATCCTGCTCTGCCGTAGGATAAGCGTCTTTCTGCTAAATCATCCGCATCAAATCTTTTAGGATCAGTCGGATCGTTTGGAAACGCCTTCTTTTCAGTAAGTCTTTTGGTAAAAAGTGGGGCTAGTCGATTGCCGTATTTGCTTAATGCCCCATCTTCAGGATATTGGGCAGGCCAAATGCGGGTTTCGTAGCCCCTTTCGGGCAATAACTCATAGAGGGACTGTTCCGTTTGGGGAGTGCCTAAGAAGACCACCCTCCCGTCAGGTTTGAGGATCGCATCAAATTCCTTTACGGATTCTGAGAGCTTATCCCGCATGACCTGAGTTGCCGAATTGTTGGGAACCTCCACATCGTCTGCCACGATGAGATCGGCACGGGAACCCGCAAGTTGACCCGTGATTCCTACTGATTTGACACTGGGAGAGTGAGAAGCGGTGGCAGGACCGACATCAAAGGATATTTTAGAGTTTCTTTGGTCTGGTGTAGGGGCGAG